GAACCCACGCAGGTGGTGGAGATTGAGGGCGCACCCGGTGTCGATGACATCCGCAAGATCGCCATGCCCATGCCTTTCAACCCACCCTCTGCCGTGTTATTTCAGCTTCTAGGGTGGCTTACCACCGCAGCCAAGGGGGTAGTCACTACCGCCGAAGAAAAGATCGCCAACGTCACATCCAACGCCCCCGTTGGTACGACTCAGGCGCTGATCGAACAGGGCGCTGCGGTGTTCTCATCGATCCACTCGCGGTTGCACACCAGTCAGGCGCGTGTGCTGAAGATTCTTGGTCGCTTGAACCGTTGGTATCTTGACGCTGAAAAGACTGACATGGCGCAAGAACTTGGCGTGACCAAGGAGGACTTTGAGCGCAACACCGATGTCGTACCAGTTTCTGATCCCCACATCTTTGCGGAGTCACAACGCTATGCTCAGATTCAGGCTCTCGCCGCAAGAGCGCAGGCAAATCCAAATCTTTATAACCTCTTGGCTGTTGAGAAGCGAATTCTTAAGCAGATCAAACTTCCTGATATCAATGAAGTGCTACCTGATCCGCAAGACGTTAAAGAGATGAACCCCGCGCTTGAGAACGTGGCTATGACGCTTGGCAAGCCTGCAGGCGCGTTCCCGCATCAAGACCACCTAGCACACCTGCAGGTGCATTTGGACTACGCCAAAGACCCTGTGTACGGCGCAAACCCCATCGTAGCCCCTGCGTTCATCCCCGCCGCGCTTGAGCATATCAAGCAGCACCTGACGCTGTGGTATCTGCAACGCATGGATGCCTACGCAAGCGCATCGCTGAAAGAGCCGTTCAACATCTTGAAGGTTGAGCCGATCTTGGATCAGGCGCAGCAGTTGCTTGCTCTGTCATCGCAGCACTTGCATCAAGATACGGCTGAACAGTTTGGCGGCATGATGCCTGTCATGCAGCAGATGATTCAGACGATTCAGCAATTGAAATCACAGCAACAGCCAAGCGACCCATCAGTTCAAGCGTTGGTTCAAACGCAGATGGCTGAAACTCAGCGCAAGGCGAAGAACGATACAGATCGATTGCAGTTTGAGGCAGCGAAGTTGGCTGCAGATACTCAAGCCAAGCAAGAGAAGAACGTGGCTGATCAACAAATTAAAGCCGCAGAACTTACGCACGATATCAACTTGCTGACGCTTGAGCAGCAACATGAGCAGCAGCGTCAGCAATTGCAGGCGCAGCAAGAGCAGCAAATTCAAGCGCAACAGGCAGCACAGGCAGCACAACCCCCAACTGAACCACCCCAAGGAGTTTAATCATGGCTGAAGGTATCTCGCAACACAAACGCATGGCAATGGGCGAATCCGTTCCGATGGCAAAGGGTAAGGGGTCACTCCCCAAGTATGCAAACGGCGGCGCAGTAATGCCTGAGAGCAAGGTCGCTAACTTACCCGCCAAGGGTGAGGTTATGCCTGTGGTCAAAGGCACTGGCGCAAAGATTGCCACGTTCAAGAAAGGCGGCAGAACTCGCCGTGATGACAGCCTGCCATCGCGCAAGCCAGTCGGCTTGACCATCGCTGTTGGCATCCCCGTCAAGAAGGTCGGTCGCAGCCGATGATCAATCAGTTAATCGATCAGATCAAGAAGCGGCGCGTAGAAATCGCGCTTGCTCTTGCTGAAGGTCGCGCAATCAATATTGAGTCGTATCACCGCTTGGTCGGAGAGTATCAGGGGCTTGGTGAAGCCTTAGAGATGCTCGACAACCTGTTGCAAGAGGATGAACGCGAGATTTAGGAAGGTTTGACAACATTGTCAAACCTTTCAATACCCGCGCCGAATGGCGCTTTTAACAAGGAAGTCGTATGACTTTAGAAGAAGCATTTCCAGTAGTTGATTCAGGTTGCGCCCCGCTTGGTGGAAGAGTCTTAGTCCAGTTCAAGCAAACCCCCAAGAAGACCACGGCAAGTGGAATCATTCTTGTGGAAGAAACCAAAGAAACCGAAAAGTGGAACACGCAGGTGTGCAAAGTCATTGAACTTGGCGCATTGGCTTACCGCAACCGCGACACGCTAGAGTTGTGGGCTGAAGGTGTTTGGGCTGCGGTGGGCGACTATGTGCGCGTGCCACGGTGGGGCGGTGATCGGTGGGAAGTACCACTTGGCGAAGATGACAAAGAGTGCGCTCTGTTTGCCATCTTCAATGACAACGAAGTGATCTCCAAAGTAACTGGCGACCCACTTAAAGTTAAGGCGTTCCTATGAACTCGACTGAAAAACTTGAAATGCAAGACGAAGCTGACGGCAGCGCGGTAGTCAACCTGCCCGATGATCAGGAAAACCCACAGACACTAGCCGAAGGGGGCGATGTTGATAACCATCCTGACGATACTGCGGGTGTTGACGATGACGATCCTGATCGTGAGCAGATTCGTGCTGCAAGACGCGAGGAACGCCGCCTCAAGAAACAGATTCACAAGGAGAAAGCAAGCCAGTCGAACCACCTCATCAATGCGCTGAAGAAGCAAAATCAGGCGCTTGAGTCACGGTTGGCTAGTCTTGAAACCCGCACATCGGGCGCTGAACTAGCGCGTGTCGATAAAGTGATCGATGACACGCAGGTGCAGATCGAATACTCCAAGATGAAGATGCGCGAGGCTGTCAGTCAGCAAGACGGCGATGCTGTGGTCAAGGCGCAAGAGTTGATGTATGAGTCGCAGCGTAAGCTAGAGGCGCTCAAAAACATCAAAGAGAACGCCACCAAGCAAATGTCAGCCCCCAAGCAGAACATCAATGTGCCTGACCCTATGGTACAGGAGATGGCTGCTGACTGGATGGCAAAGCATAAGTGGTACGACCCTCAAGGCAAGAACTTGGACTCAGAAATTGCCCAACGGATTGACAAATCTTTAACCGAAGAGGGTTTTGACCCCTCATCACAAGACTATTGGGATGAACTTGATGATCGACTCAAGAAATATGTGCCTCACCGCTTTACTGAAAGTCGCAATCAGCGCGATGACCGTTCACAGCGCACGCCGCCAAGGTCTATTGTGACTGGGTCGGGGCGTGAAAGTGCGCCAAATACTCGCACAAACGAGTATCGCATCAGTCCTGAGCGTGTTGCAGCCATGAAAGAAACAGGCGCTTGGAACGACCCAGTACGCAAAGCCGCAATGGTGAAGCGTTATATGGAACATGACCGTCTTAACAAAGGAAATCAATAATGGATAGCCGTCTAAAACGCAGTTCAGGCGCAGGGCGTGAGAGCCGTGCCGCACAAAACGCAGATCGCAGCCCTGCAGACGAGAAATTAGCGTCAACAATGGCACGCCGCAAGATGTTCCGCGATGAGTTCATGCAGGAATCGCTTCCAAAAGTGCCTGACGATCCAAATTGGCACTATTGTTGGCTTTCTACAACAAATGCATACGACACAATCCACAAGCGTATGCGTTTGGGCTATGCGGCGGTGACCACGGATGACTTGTCCGGCTTTGAACACCTTAAAGTCAAGTCAGGCGAGAATGTCGGACACATTTCAATCAACGAAATGGTGCTTTATCGCTTGCCGATGGAGATTTATCAAGACTATATGCTTGAAACTCACCACTTCGCGCCGATTGAGGAGTCAGACAAGATTCGGACACAGCAAGAGCAGCTTTTGAACACAACAGACAGCAGCGGTCGCCGTCTTGTTAAGTCAGAAGGCGATGGTATGCCCGATGAAAGCAATGTTCGTCTACCTGTTTTTGAGTAATCTGTTGTGTTTGTGAAAATTACTTTATAATTCTCACATAGCCGCCTGTTTTGCATAAGATGGGCGGCGCAATAGCAAGAATTTCTAAAATCACGTTGTATGGTGATTTTGCCTGTAGCTTTGAATAAAGCGAAAATCAAAATTTCTTTTCAACTATTTTAGGAGTTTTCAAATGAGTGCAACATCCGCACCTTTTGGTCTTCGCCCCGCATACTTCCCTACTGGTGTGGAAAAAGCACAGGCGTTAGCCAATGGAATTACTTCAGGGTATGCAACAAGCATCCTGAAGGGTCAAGCTGTTCAGTACAGCCCTAACGCAGGCGTTATTGTGCCAGTCTTGGACACCACAACCAACAGCGGTTTAGTTTCAGGCGTTTTCGCAGGCGTTGAGTGGACTGATACGACTGGTCGCCGCCGTGTGTCGAATTACTGGCCTGCAAGCACCGCCGCTATCGCAGGCAGCGTGGTCGCCTATTTCTTTAACGACCAACAAATCGTTTATGAAATTCAAACTGACGGCACAATGGCTCAAACAGCTATCGGAAACGAAGCCAACTTGAGCAACTTTGCTGCAGGCTCTACCACCACTGGTTTGTCGGCGATGACTCTGTCAGCTACGCTTGCAGGTTCGGGTGCAGCCGCTCAGTTCCGTATTGTTGATATCGCACCTTATGCCGATAACGCATTTGGTGACCCGTTCGTGATTGTTCGCGTACAGATCAGCAAGCCTCAGTTTATTTCGACTGTTAACGCCATCTAAGGAGAACTGACATGGCAGCACCAATGCGCAGTACCGACTTTAGATCGGTTGTTGAGCCGATCTTGAGCGAAGTTTTTGATGGCGTGTATGACCAACGCTCTGACGAGTGGAACAAAGTGTTCCGCGAACAGACTGGCATCCCAAGAAACTACCACGAAGAGCCAGTTCTGTATGGCTTCGGTGCAGCCCCTGAGTTACCTGACGGTAGCGCAGTGACGTACCAACAGGGTGGTGTTCTGTTCTTACAGCGTTACCTCTACAAAGTGTACGGCTTGGCGTTCGCGCTGACCAAGGTACTCGTTGAAGACGGCGACCACATCCGTTTGGGTCAGGTCTATGCCAAGCACTTGGCACAGTCTTTGGTCGAAACCAAGGAAACCCTGTCAGCTAACGTGCTGAACCGCGCTTTCAACAGTTCGTATGTTGGCGGCGATGGCGTTGCGCTCAGTTCGGCTTCACACCCGATTGTCAGCGGCAACTTCAGCAACCTGTTGGCGACATCAGCTAACCTGTCACAGACTTCGCTTGAGCAGATGCTCATCCAAATCCGTCAGGCAGTTGACAACAACGGCAAGAAGATTCGTCTTCAGCCGAAGCAGTTGGTTGTTGCACCCGGTAACGTGTTCCAAGCCGAAGTTCTGTTGAAGTCTGTGCTTCGCGCAGGTACTGCCAACAACGACATCAACCCAGTCAAGTCGATTGGTTTGTTGCCTGAAGGTTGCGCAGTTCTGTCGCGTTTGACTTCAGCTACAGCTTGGTGGGTTCAAACCGATGCGCCTGAAGGCTTGAAGTTGATGATGCGCCGTGGTCTTGAGAAGACTATGGAAGGTGACTTTGAGAGCGATTCAATGCGCTACAAGGCTACTGAGCGTTACACCGTGGGTTGGACTGACCCACGCGCAGTGTACGGCACGCCCGGCGTGTAAAGCACCAAGGGGGCGGTGAAATACCCGCCCCTTTTTTAATTTAATTCTGAGTGGTTCAAGCCACAGGAGTTTTCAAATGCCCCAGTTTTCAGACGACCTATTTTTAGGTTCAGCCATTACCACTCAGGGTGAAGATACATACCCTGCTGTTTCAACCTTTACTGGTTCAATTGCTACAACCACGCTGACCGTCACTGCGATGCTTTCGGGTGACCCAATTACTGTTGGTATGTTTATTGACAGTTCAACGGCACTCACCAATGGAACTCGCATTACCGCTTTTGGTACAGGTACAGGCGGCGTAGGAACGTATACCGTAAGCGTTTCACAAACCGTAGCAAGTTCCACAATCATTGGTTCGGGTAATGCTTCCTTGCAAAACCCATCACCCATGAGCGTAGGTGTTGGCCCATTGGGTCGCCTCTTCATTTGGGATGCTGTACCACAGGCAAAACTGACAACCAACATTGTTGCTGCTGTCATCACAACTGCCACCACGCTTACGCTTGCCGCAGGTGCAGGTGTTATATCCACGACCATCACAGGCAACGGAACAGGCTTGCAGCTTGACTGTCCTCGCGCAGTCGCTACAACCACAGGCGCAGGTACTCCGACTTCTGTCAACATTACCGTGTCTGGTTACGACTACTACGGTCAGCCCATGAGCGAAGTGATCGCAACTGGTACAGTCGCATCAACAACGGTCAACGGTAAAAAAGCGTTTTACCAAATCTCTAGCGTTACCGCTTCAGGTGGCAGCGTGGTGACTGTTGCTGTGGGTACAACTGACATCTTGGGTTCGCCCTTGCGCATTACTGACAGAGGCTACGTTGCCCGTGCAGGTTGGGATAACACCTTGGCTGAAGATGCAGGCACAATGACTGTTGCCGCTACTTTGACGGCTACTACAACCACAGGCGATGTGAGGGGTACATATTTACCCTCATCTGCTTGTGACGGCATCAAACGTCTTGTAATGGGAATAGCCCTACCCGCAATCGCGGCTGGCCCGAACGCAACCCGCACTGGCGCTCTTGGCGTTACACAGGCATAGGAGATAAATCATGGGTTTCAAATCAGAAACAAAGATGAAGTCTACGGAAATGACTGCTGACGAAGTGTCTACCAAGGGCATGAAGTCGGGCGGTATGCCCAAGATGAATATGGGCGGCGCGATGATGCCTGACGCATACAACCCTAGCATGGCTATGAAGAAGGGTGGCAAAACCAAGAAGATGGCTATGGGTGGCGGTATGCCTATGGGCGCACTTCCAACTGCTGCCGCCCCTGCGATGGGCGCACGCGCACCAATGGGTCGTGGGATGCCTGCACGCCCCGCAATGGGCGCACGCAAGCCTGACCCACGCCAAGCGATGATTGAGGCTGCAATGGCTCAAAAAGCCGCACAAGCACCAATGATGCGCAAGAAGGGTGGCATGGCAGAGTCGGACAAAGCCCAAGACAAAGCGATGATCGGTAAAGCCATGAAGCAGCATGACTCGCAACAGCATGGTGACGGCAAGGGTACGAAGTTAAAACTTCAGACTGGCGGCGTGGCTAATGCGCAAGGCGGCTACAAAAAGGGCGGCGGCATTAAGAAGTTTGCCACAGGTGGTGTCGTAAACGGCGCTGCGGGTTACGCTGACGGTGGTTTTGCCAAGGTAAAGTGCAAAGACGGCGGCGGCTTCAAGGCAATGAAGAAAGGCAACTGCTAGTAATAAATCGGGGGTTCGCCCCCTTTTTTTGCAATCTTACAGGTGAAATATGTCACAAATCGTTTCTTACGTCAGTCCGGGCAGTTCGACTGACAACCAATTACGCACGCAAACCTCATCACGCTCTGCGGCATACGATCCTGTAGACAAGCTGCGCATATCGCAGCCACAGGCGTTGATCGACACCGACTTTGAGTACGGCACGCAGCCGACCAAGTGGGAATCAATCTCGCTGCAGAACAACCGCCCAAGCTGCTACTACATCCCGCAGCAACCGTTGACGATCACAGGCATCACGGGTCTGAACACGCTGAACGGTGGATTCACGTTGGCGGGTACGTTTGTCCTCGCCACGGGCGATGTTATTTTCGTTCAAAATCCTCTCAACAATGATTGCAGCGGTTGGCTGTTTGTTTCTACAGGCGGCACGAACTCATGCGTTGTGCAGACGGCGGTGGGTACGACTATCCCCGCAACAAACTTTTTTAATACCGCAGGCACATACGTCTACAAAGGTGTATTTTTCTCTGCTTGTGGTTTTGGTCTTAGTGGCACTTCCGCAGTAACGAACGTAGGCACAAACGTCACGGTTACTACTGCTGACGTTCATGGTCTGAACGCAGGTAGCTTGATTTATGTAATTGGTCTAGGTGGCGGCACTCCTGCACCTAACGGCGCTTATGTTGTTGCCACAGTTCCTACCGCCAACACATTCACTTATGTTGCGGCAGTTGCGCCAACGGTTGCTATCACCAATACGTCAGGTAAGGTAAATATTTTTGCACGCCCTGCAGGGTTTGTTGAATCTCGCCCTTATGACGGTGGCGTGGCGTTCTCAGCGGGTGCTACCGTACCCAATCAACAACTGATCCGTCAGACTCGCCGCTACTTCCGCTACCAGTCAGGCAAGGGCATTCAATTCTCGACTGGCTCAACATTTAAACCCGCTTTGTTTAATCCCACTTTAGCGGCAAGCAGCACAGCGGTTGGCGCAACTATTACTGTCACCTGTCAGTTCCCGCACAACTTGGCAACAAGCACTGTCGTGACCGTGGCAGGCGTTGATCAAGCAGGCTTTAACGGCAGTTTTGTTATTACAAGAACCAGTGCTGTTGCATTTACTTATATTGCCAAAGCAGCGCCATCTGCGACAACGGCGACTGGACTTGACATCAAGATTAGTCCGTTTAGTTGGTGGGGTTCAAGCGTTCGCATTGGTTTCTTTGACCTGCAGAACGGTATGTTCTTTGAGTTTGACGGTCAAACTTTGTACGCCGTGGTGCGCAGTTCAACCACGCAATTAAACGGTCGTGCAACGGTCACCAACAGCGGCACTTATTTAGTCGGAACAGGAACATCGTTCAGCAATCAACTGAAGCCTAACGACTACATCGTGATTCGTGGGGCATCGTACAAAGTCATCACAATTATCAGTGATACCTCATTGCAATTTAGTCCTGACTATCGCGGTGCAACAATCAGTCAAGGTGGCGCGATTGTGTCAAAAACAGTTGACACTCGCGTGCCGCAGTCGCAATGGTTTGACGTTTGTGACGGAACAAGTTCGGCTAGTAACCCATCGGGTTACCTGCTTGACCTTACTAAAATGCAGATGCTGTACATTGACTACTCTTGGTACGGTGCAGGGTCAATCCGTTACGGTTTCCGTGGGAAAGACGGCGCAATAGTTTACGTTCATCAGACTCAGAACAACAACATCAAGTACGAAGCCTATATGCGTTCGGGCAACATGGCGGCGCACTACGAGTCAAATAACCAGTCGGGCGCAACTTACCTAACCGCCACGTTGACTAGCGTCACCACCTCTTCAATGGAAGTGGCTGACACCAGTTCGTTTGCCCCATCGGGTATTGTCAAGGTTCAGGCAAGCGGTACTACAGCCGTTATTGAGTACATTGCCTACACAGGCAAAACGGCGACATCGCTTACTGGCTTGACCCGCGCTCAAACTGGCGGCAATGCTGCCTCAAACTTTACCTTTTCAGCTACTGCCCTAGTTGCTGTTGAGTTTGCGTCATCTGACACCGCTGCGGCTCTTTCGCATTGGGGTTCATCTGTAATCATGGATGGGCAGTACGATGATGACAAGTCGTTGATTTTCAACTACGGAACAACGACCGCGATCACCACAACGAACACAAATCCGATTGTGATCATGGCGATTCGCGTTGCACCCGCTGTTGATAACGGCACGGTCGGTCTGTTGGGCTTGAAAGAAACCATCAACCGTATGCAGTTGACGTTGAGTTCATTGGGTCTGTACACCACAGGCGCAGGGTACTTGATCAACCTGATCATCAACGGATTTGCTTCGGGTGCTACTTCGGGCAGTTTCATTTCTCCGATTCAGCAAGCCAACGGTATCACCTCTTCGTTGGCGCAGATTGCGGTCAACACCAATGCGGTGACAGTGACGGGCGGCGAGTCGGTGTTCGCGGCTTACTCCAACACTACAGGCAATACCACGTTGGACTTGTCGATTGTGCGTGACTTGGGCAATTCGATCTTGGGTGGCGGCACGACCAACACTGTGCCAACATCTGCGGCGGGATTCTACCCTGATGGGCCAGACATCCTGTACATCGTAGCCACGCCGTTGGCTGCAACATCATCAACCATTTTGGCTCGTCTTAACTGGAAAGAGGCACAGGCTTAATCATGGCAAAAGCGGGGTTGTACGCAAACATCCACGCCAAGCAAGAGCGCATCGCCAAAGGATCAGGCGAAAAGATGCGCAAGGTTGGCAGCGCAGGCGCACCCACCGCCGCAGCTTTCAAGCAGTCTGCAAAGACAGCAAAGATGAAAGACGGCGGCGTGTCGCTTGCGGTTGGTCGTGGTGAAAAGTTGCCAACTAAACAAGGTGCGGGGCTGACAGAAAAGGGTCGGGCAAAGTACAATCGTGAAACTGGAAGCCACTTAAAAGCGCCGCAGCCTGAAGGCGGCAGTCGTAAGGATTCGTTCTGTGCAAGGATGAGCGGCGTAGTCAAGAACGCAAAGGGTGATGCGCCTCGCGCAAAAGCCTCTCTCAAACGATGGAAATGTTCTGGGTGGTAACAAATGGCAACAAGCGGCACAGTCGGGCAAACTACCATTTCGGTAATGACGCTCATCGATCATGGTGCAAGACGCGCAGGTAAACTCGCCGAAGAGTTGACCTCTGAGCAGGTCTTAGCCGCCAAGCAAAGTCTGTATTTTTTGCTGTCGAACCTTGTCAACATGGGCATTCAGTATTGGTGCATTGACAAGGTGATCGTTGGTCTGCAGCCCGAACAGTTGTCGTACACGCTGCCAGTCGGCACGGTTGACGTACTGAACGCCAACTACCGCACGTTGACCGCGAACAGCACAGGCTACAACAGCACATCAGGGATCACCTCAAATGCGTTTGATGGGATCGGGCAGAGCATATGCCAACTAACAACAAACACGGGTTCGATTGGGATTGCGAACGGAACTGGCAACCCAGTTTACGTTTCAACGATTGGCATACTTCCTGCGATGTCAGGATCGGTCACAGCGGCGATTCAATACTCAATTGATGGCACAACATGGGTTACCGTGGAATCGCTTCCTGCGACCGTTTGGTCGGTTAATGAATGGATTTATTACGACTTAGAAGCATCTGCAAACGCCCCCTACTGGCGCATTCAGCAGTCGGCGGGTGCGAACATGGGGTTCTATCAGGTGGTGTTTGGGTCATCGCCCATCGCCATCAATATGTCGCGCATGAATCGTGATGATTATTCAAGCCTGCCGAACCGCAATTTCACATCAAATCGCCCTCTGCAGTGGTGGTTTGACCGCACGATCCCGCAGCCCACGATGTATTTATGGCCCGTTCCCGACAACATTCAACCACAACTTGAACTGTGGGTCAGCCGTCAGATTCAAGACGTTGGCGACTTAAACGGCGAGTTGGAAATCCCGCAGCGTTGGTACATGGCGATCCTAAACGGGTTGTCGCATCAGATGGCGATGGAACTTCCACAGGTTGACCCTGCGCGGATTCAATACTGCGAGGCTCAGTGGGAGAAATATTGGGCGATGGCTGAGAACGAAGAGCGCGACAAGTCACCGATCTATTTTGCACCCAACATCAGCTACTACACACGATAATGGGCAGATTCTTATACACCCTTGGCAATGCGTCACTATCAATCGCAATTTGCGACCGATGCCGCATGAAGAGGGCGTATTCGGTCATCAGCCAAGACGGGAACATACCCGGTCTTCGCGTGTGCAACGAAGGCTGCTCTGACCAGTTTGACCCGTACCGCCTGCCTGCGCGACAGACAGAGAAAATATCAATTCGCTTCCCCCGCCCTGATGTGAGTGTTATTGCCGCGCACAATGCGCTAGTCACCAACCCATCGGGCAGCTTGGGTATCGCGCTTGAACAAACATCCAATCCGATTGACGGAAACCTTGACACATTGAGTCCATAATGGCTGACGTAAGAATCTCCGCACTACCTCAACCACAGACCGCTCTCACAGGCTTGGAATTAGTTCCTATTGTGCAGAATGGTTTGACCGTACAAACAACCACTGCGGCGATTGCGGCGCTAGGTGGCGGTGGCGGTGGTGGTGTGACATCGTACTCAGGCGGCACGACAGGTCTTACCCCATCAACAGCCTCGACAGGCGTTGTGACGCTTGCAGGCATCTTGAACGCAGCAAACGGCGGCACGGGCGTTACAACGCTTACAGGGCTTGCATACGGCAACGGTACAGCGCCGTTCACCGCAGCAACTGCCGCGCAAGTGGTTGCCGTCATAAGCACAACCGCCGTTGCAGTATCAACAAACATTGCGGGTGGTTTGGCGGGATCAGTTCCATATCAAACAGCGGTCAACACCACCGCCTTGTTGCCTGTCGGAACAAACGGTCAAGTATTGGCGCTTGTGGGCGGTTTGCCTGCTTGGACATCTGTTGCGGGTACTGGCGATGTGATTGGGCCTGCAAGTGCTACCGCAAACGGTATTGCCTTGTTTAACGGCACAACGGGAAAATTGCTAAAAGATAGCGCAACTACTGACGGCTTAATCAATGGTTTAACAATCGGCAAAGGACTGTACGGCGGCGGCGGTGGTTTTAGCAACACCGCATTAGGTGTTCAGACGTTGATGTTCAACGTATCGGGGCAATCCAATACGGCAGTTGGTTGGGGTGGGTTGCAGGCGATCACATCAGGCAACAGAAACACCGCAGTAGGAGTTAGCGCACTTAGTACATCGCAAACTGGAGATAACAATACCGCTATTGGGCAGGGCGGTTTAGAAAAATTGGTAACAGGAAGCCAAAACACAACGCTAGGAACGCAAACAGGAAGCAATATCACCACAGGTAGTTCTAACACTTTTGTTGGACACTACGCAGGTATTAGCATATTAACTGGCAGCAACAACACCATTCTTGGTGCAGGATCAACTACTGGAACATCGTTATCAGACACCGTAATTATTGCCAACGGAACAGCAGAAAGACTTAGAATCCTTAACACAGGTGCGTGGTCACTTGGCGCAACTGGTACGAACTACGGTACTTCGGGTCAAGTATTTACATCAGGTGGCGCAGCCGCAGAACCGTCATGGACAACCATTGCAGGAACAGGTACGGTTACTTCTGTCAGCGGCGCAGGCGGCACGACTGGCTTGACGTTAACGGGTGGGCCAATCACCACTTCAGGCACGTTGACGATTGGCGGCACATTGATAGCAGCTAACGGTGGCACAGGTCAGTCTTCATATACCGTGGGCGATATCCTATACGCATCAACCACAACAGCTTTGTCCAAGTTGGCTATCGGTACAAGCGGTCAAGTTTTAACCGTAACAGCGGGTGTTCCTACTTGGGCGGCTGCGGGTAGCGGGTCGGGCGATGTGGTTGGGCCTGCAAGCGCGACAGATAACGCGATTACACGATTTAATTTAGCAACAGGCAAACTAGTTCAAAACTCGCTTGTGACTGTTGCCGATGATGGCGCGATTACTGCGCCCGGTGTCAGTAGCGTCATTCCTTTTTACTACCTTAACCAAGCTGCATTTCCTAGCGCCACTACTTACCACGGTGCTTTAGCGCACTCTCACGCAGATGGGGCAATGTATTTTGCTCACTCAGGCGCATGGGTGCGGATGTTAAATGACGGTGGCGCATTAGGTACGCCAAGTTCAGGAACTTTAACGAACGCAACGGGTTTACCTCTTACGACAGGCGTGACTGGAACATTACTAGTTGCAAACGGCGGTACAGGTGTAGCAACACTCTCAGGACTTGCATACGGCAACGCTACAGCAGCGTTTACGGCGGCAACCGCTGCGCAAGTGGTTACTGTTATTGGTACAAATGCTGTAGCACGCGCAACAAATATTGTGAATGGCGTTGCGGGTTCATTGCCTTATCAAACAGCGGCAAACACAACTGCTATGATTGGTATTGGCACAGCAGGTCAAGTATTGACTGTTGTTGCGGGAGTACCCGCATGGGCGGCTGCGGGTGCAGGAACGGTTACTTCCGTTGGCGGCACTGGCACAGTCAACGGATTAACGCTGACAGGAACGGTCACTACCACAGGTAACTTGACGTTGGGCGGCACGCTTGATTTGTCATCACCTCCCGCAATCGGAGGAACTACAGCGGCGGCGGGTACGTTCACCACATTACGAGTCAATTCAACAATTTCACTTGCAGGTTCAACAGGAACTGCAGGTTATGTATTGACCTCGCAGGGTGCAAGCGCACCCACTTGGACAGCGGTAACAGGAACGGGAACGGTCACAAGCGTGAGCGGTTCGGGCGGCACTACGGGCTTGACGCTCACGGGTGGGCCAATCACTTCATCAGGCACGCTGACGCTTGGCGGTACATTGGTTGTCAGTAACGGAGGCACGGGTGTAGCAACACTCAGCGGAGTAGCGTTCGGTAACAGCACATCAGCTTTTACTGCAGCTACTGGCGCTCAACTTGCCACGGCAATTGGTACGACAACGATAACCAACGCAACAAATGCAACAAATATTTTAGGTGGTGCTGCGGGGCAAATACCTTATCAAACTGCCGCAGGTACAACCTCATTTATTCCTTTGGGATCGTCTAATTATTGGCTGTCATCGTCAGGCACAACGCCTGCATGGGTATTGCCTCCCGTTGTTACATTTAGCGGTGGAACGACTGGATTTACGCCATCAACAGCATCGTCAAACACTATTGTTTTAGCAGGAACTTTGGTAGCTGCCAATGGCGGTACGGGTCAATCTTCTTATGCTGTAGGCGACATTTTGTACGCCTCAACCACAACCGCGCTATCTAAACTTTTAATTGGCACAGCAGGACAGGTTTTGACTGTTGTTGCAGGTGTACCTGCGTGGACAACCCTTGGCGGTTCAGGTACGGTCACATCGGTCAGCGGTTCGGGTGGAACGACTGGTTTAACGCTCACGGGTGGGCCAATCACAACAACGGGTACTTTGACACTAGGTGGCACTTTAATCGTTGCCAACGGCGGTACAGGGGTTGCCACCATTGCTGCCAAAGGTGTAGTGATCGGCGCAGGCACATCAGCGGTTACCAACGTGGTGTCAACAAACGGTACAAACGCACCGACTACCTCTTACGGAATCTTGACCACAGACGTATCAAACAACCCAGTTTGGACAGACGTAATTGACGGAGGAACATACTAATGGCTACAACAGTTAAGATTCGATTGACCACCACGGTAGGTGCGCCATCATCCACGACTGGCATGGTTCAAAACGAGTTGGTGGTTAATTCGACTGACGGCACGATCTCGTTTTTAAACACGGCAGGAACGGCAGTAATCAAGTTGGATCAAGCCACCTGTCAACACACTCTGATTTAAAAACATGGCAACCAAAATCCTAATCAAGCGGTCAACCACCGCAGCGGCAGTACCCACCACGGGTCAGTTGGCAGCGGGTGAACTTGCCATGAACACGACTGACGGTTACCTGTTTCTCAAAAACACCGCAGGTACTAACGTATGGAAGTTTGGAACAGCTTCGGGTGGCGGCGGCAGTTATTTTGCAGATATGCTTGCTGTTGGCGGCGGCGGTAGCGGTGGTGGCTTTAGCGGCGGCGGCGGTGGCGCAGGCGGGTATCGCTATGCTACTAATATTGCCGTTTCTGTTGGTCAAGTAATCACGGTCACAGTCGGTGCGGGTGGTGCGGCAGCAGCTAGTAACATAGAGGGCAACTCCGGCGCGAACACCACGATCACGACAGGAATTATTTCCAATGGCGGCGGTAAGGGTGGCGGCAACTCAGGTTCATCGCCTTACCCACAAATTGGCGGCATTGGTGGTTCAGGTGGCGGTAACTCAAACAGCGGCTTCGGTACGGTCGGCGCGGTTGGGTGGGGCATACCGGGTCAAGGCAACAACGGCGGCAACGCGAACGCTGCGAACGGCGGTGGCGGCGCAAGTGCTGCAGGTAGCACGACAGGGCCGGGCGGTGCAGGCAACGTCAATCCGATTACAGGCTCTACTGTCGGGCAAAACGTAGCAGGCATATACTACGTGGCAGGCGGCGGCGGTGGCGGTACGGCAGCAGGAACGGGCGGTAATGGCGGCGGCGGCGCGGGTGGGGCTACTACATCTACCGCAGGTAGTCCGAACACGGGTGGAGGCGGCGGTGGAAACGGCAACGGCGCGGGTGCAGCAGGCGGCTCAGGCGTTGCTGTGATTGTTGTGCCGCTTGCAAATTACTCAGGCACGATTACGGGGTCGGTAACTGCCACCACCGTTGGGGCATTCAAGCACATTGTTTTCACTGCAGGCACAGGAACTTACACGGGATAAATCATGCAATGGTTGATAAATGAATTGTTGGTGACAAATGACATCGCGCCCGACATGGTGACGCGAGTCAAATATTCGGTCACAGATACTCAAGATGGATTAGTCGGTGTCGTCACCAACTTCATAAACATTGTGGTTGCTGATCCAAGTAATTACACCCCATATGCTGATATTACCGAAGTGCAAGCTATTGGATGGGTGCAAGACACTCTAGGGGTGTCAGGAGTAGCATCAACGGAAGAGCAAGTACAGGCATCAATTGATGGGCAAAAAATACCAGTAGCACAACCCGCGCCTTTGCCGTGGGTAACCACAATTACGGAAGATTTAGGGGCATCAGGTATTGCATCAATGGAAGAGCAAGTGCAAGCATCGATTGATATCCAAAAAATACCAGTACCTCAACCCGCGCCTTTGCCGTGGTCAACCACAATTACGGAAGAATAATCATGGCTGCAGTCGGATTTAACACACTTAGTCTGTACTACACAGCAACAGCGGCGCAAACACCAAGCGGTGTCAATTTGGCGTTTGGCGAACTAGCGATCAACATCACAGACGGAAAGTTGTTTTACAAGGACAACTCAAGCGTGGTGCAAGTCCTCGCGCAAAAGGGTGTCGTGACGAGCATAGTCGGTACGGCGAATCAAGTGGTTGCCACGCAGTCGGGGTCAGGCCCGTTCACCTACACGCTCTCCACTCCACAAAGCATCGGCACGACCTCTGACGTTCGGTTCAATTCAATTGGGCTTGGCACGGCAGCATCAGGCGTTGCGGGTGAGGTTCGCGCCACGGGTAACGTCACGGCGTACTACTCTTCGGACATCAAGTTCAAAGAGAACGTGCATCCAATTTACGATGCCCTAAATACGGTAGCGCGGATTGGCGGCAAGACGTTTGACTGGAAAGAGGACTACATTCAGTCGCATGGCGGCATGGATGGCTACTTTATCCGCAAGGCTGACTTCGGGTTCATCGCGCAAGACGTTCAAGCGGCGTTTCCCCTCGCCGTGCGCACGCGACCTGATGGTTCGTTGGCGGTTGATTACGCAAAGATGATCGCGTTGGCGTTTAGCGCGATTGCCGAACTCAAGTCACAAGTTGAAGCGTTGAAAAATGCCTAATCCATCATCAGGCGCGATCTCTTTAAGCACCATCAATTCGGCATTCGGCTACAGCCCAACCGTACAGATTGACATGGGGCTGTACCCTGTCACGCTTGGTGCGGGTGCGTCAGCGGGTGGGCAGGCGCAGATGTCAGGGTTCTACTACACCCAAGTCGGCGCAGTACCCGCCACGACCGCCAACGTGGGGTCAGGATCGTCAGGAACGGCGCAGCAAGGCATATCCATCGCCCTGTCAAATAACGGGCTTACGTTGGCTGTGGGTGGCAATACGGACAACACAAACATCGGCGCGGTGTGGGTGTTCACCCGATCAACGGCGACAAGCACGACATGGACTCAGCAGGGTTCAAAGCTAGTCGGAACTGGTGGGGTCGGCACGCCCAAGCAAGGCACTTCTGTGGCTCTGTCTGCTGACGGAAATTACTTGGTGGTGGGTGGCTCTAACGATAATGGCGGGATCGGCGCGGTGTGGGTTTGGACTCGCAGCGGATCAACATGGACTCAGCAGACAAAAATAGTTCCCACTGGATACACAGGCACGCCTGCGTTTGGATCGGCTGTAGCAATTCTACCCGACTGTGATTTATTGGCGGTGGGTGCGCCAAACAATAATAGCGGTCAGGGTGGCGTTTGGATTTTTAGCAGATCAATAACCACTTGGACACAGTTGGCGGCAATTGGCCCCGGTAGCGGCGGCATTTCAGGTAACGCAGGAACGAGCGTATCACTTGCAAAATGGAAAACACCGAACCAAGCAGGTCAACAATGGATAGTTGCGTTTGGTGCGCCTAATTATGGAACATTATTAAATGGAACGTATGCGGGTTTGGCTTATGTTTATTTAGGAGATCCATCATTCCCAACAAGTTGGTCTTATGATGGTGCAGCAACATATTTAGGAAATTTTGGTCAACTGCAGGGAACTGGTGCAACAGGGTTAAAAGGTGCGGCGCAAGGTACATCTGTTTCATTATCTGCAAATGGAAATACTTTGGCAGTAGGTGCGCCGTATGACGATACTTCACCGTCTTATTTGTTAGGTTCAGGTTCTGTATGGATGTTTAGCAGAACTTACGATAGCCCAACAGGATTTCCGTGGACAGGTGTTTGGTCGCAACAAGCGTTAATTACACCAAACAACATCCCAAGCGGGTTCAGTGGAAACGCCAATTGGGGCGCGGCTGTAGATTTATCTGCAGACGGAAATGTGTTGGCAACAAGCGGATACGCTTCGGGTGGTGGCAACTATTCAGACGCTATCGGCGTGATGAACGTATTCACTAGGTCAGGCAGCACATGGAATTTTAATTCAGGATTTATAAGTGGCTTGTTAATCAACGGCGGTACAGGAACGGGTACGTCATCATGGAAGGGTTACAGCCTAAGTCTAACGGGGAACGGCAACTCCATTGCGTTTGGTGCGCCTAAGGATAATTCAAACATCGGCGGTTTTTGGGTGGCGCAATGAGTTTCTTTTTGATCCCAGTAGACGAAAGCGGTTTGACCCCGCACTTTGACCCACGCACGCAAACGCTGACCAAAGGGTCAAATGACGGTGTGTTGTGTTGGCGCGTCAGCAACTTTCCAATTGAATACTTGCAGGGTAAAAACGGCAACGATGACACGGAGTGGTACGCCGACTTTTATAAAGCAAAAGTAAACAATATTCTGTCATCGATCAGCGATCTAAAGGCGAATGAAGACGTTTATAATTCAATGAGTGCCGATGAAAAAGCTAAATTGTTTACTTACGAGCAAGCCGTCATCGGCATTCTCACGCAGGAAGGGTTTCCTGTTGGGGTGAAATTTCCTGAACCTTTTAAAGGACTGTAAATGAATATTTCTCTTGAACTGATGAATGCAATTTTGCAATACCTTGGCAGTCGCCCATACGTTGAAGTCGCTGACTTCATCACTAAAGTACAAGCTGAAGCACAAGCTGATGTTGCAGCACAAGCTGAACGAGCAGACGAACTTAAAAATTTGAAAGAGTTGGTTCAAGAGGTTCAAGAAGCACGATTAGCTGAACAAGTCGCACAAGTCGAGGCATAACATGGATTGGCAGAACCTCTTTAACCTAGTATTGGGTGTAGCTTTACCAGTAGGTGGGTGGTTCTGCCGCCAGTTGTGGGATTCGGTCAAGGAATTAAAGACAGACATTACCGAACTACGACTTCATGTTGCTGAGAATTGCGTCAAGAAAGCTGAAATGGAATCGCAGTACAGCAAAATTGAAACCATGCTTGAGAAGATATTTGACAAGCTAGATAAAAAAGTTGATAAATGATTAAGCAACTTTTGACTGGCAAAGATAATGCGACTTACGACATTGCGCGTGTGGCGTGGTTTGTGAGTATTTTGGCGGTGCTTGGCGTGGCAGGCTATCAAGTGTTTGCTTACGGCGCGGTGAGCCTCAGAGAGCTTGCTGAGTCACTGGGCATTGTGTCAGGCGCGGGTGGCGCAAGCGTGTGGGCTAAAAAAGATGCCGAGCCAAGTAAATAAATTTAACATTTTCACAACACCGTAACAGCAATATGTAAATCTATATTTTTTACGGGTGCGCTTATGTTTAGTATTCGCCGTGTTGATGGGCTACAGGATTCTCAAGCGGCGCTACTAAAGTGGTTGCAGATTGAAACGCTACCCGGCGACTCTCCGATTGATGTTTCCTGCGGCGCGTGGTGGATTGCTTACTCTGACGGAAACCCTGCAGGATTCTGTTCAATCAAAAGATCGTCACGGTGGAGTAATGCAGGATACCTCTGTCGCGCAGGAGTGCTTCGTAAGTTTCGTGGCAACGGTTTGCAAAAAAAATTAATTGCTGTTCGTTTGCGTTATGCAAAACGCGAGGGTTGGCATTGGGTGACCTCTGACACTTACAACAACCCCGCTAGTACCAATAATCTCATTTCCTGTGGTTTCCGAATGTACATCCCCTCGCACAAGTATGCGGGTGAAGGCACTATCTATTGGAGAAAGAAATTGTGATACTAGACATTCGCCTTAAAGAGTTCGGCAACGAAATGCAGGGTGAGCGCCTTGAAGCGGTAAATAAATACGGATCGTTTCAGGCTGCGGCAGATGCGTTGGGTGTATCTAAGACCGCCATTCAGCAGTCGATGTCGATTCTCAAGCGCAACGCGGCGATGCGTGGTCACTCGCCTGATAACGATATGACGCGCACCGTGCCTGATGGCTTCAAGGTAAAAGGGATTAGCACCTATTACAACAACGAAGGCAAGCCAATTGGTCAGTGGGTTAAATCAAGCGCAGACGAAGAGCGGCGCACACAAATCATCAAAGATACGTTTGCAGCAATGGCAGAAGAATTACCTAAAATCGCGCCAACTGTATCACAAATGATACAAAATGACGCTTTATGTAACGTATATGTTATGACTGACTGCCACGTTGGGATGTTGGCTTGGCATAAAGAAGGTGGTCAGGACTGGGATTTAAAAATTGCAGAGAAGGTTCTGACGGGCTGTTTTGAGCAAATGGTTCAAGCGTCACCCATAGCGAAAACGTGCATTGTCGGGCAGTTAGGAGATTGGCTGCACTTTGATGGGATGGTGGCAGCTACACCAACATCAGGTCACGCGCTAGATGCAGACGGGCGTTTTTCAAAAATCATTCAGGTATCTGTACGCATCTTGCGTAGGCTAGTTGATTTCTGTTTAGAGCGACACGAAAAAGTTGTTGTCTTGATGGCTGAAGGAAACCACGATATGGTTTCGTCAATTTGGCTTCGCATTATGTTTAAAAGTCTGTACGAAAACGAACCAAGAGTGGAAGTCATTGACTCTGAATTGCCATACTACGTCTATCAGCACGGTCAAACAATGATCGGTTTTCACCACGGTCATCTTAGCAAAAACAACAGTCTACCCTTGCTATTTGCTGCTCAGTTTGCACCCATTTGGGGTTCGTGTACCAAGCGTTACATACACACAGGGCATCGCCACCACATTGAGGAAAAAGAGCATAACGGGGTCACGGTTATCCAACACCCCACTTTGGCGGCTAGGGATGCTTATGCGGCAAGGGGAGGTTGGATTGCGGAAAGGCAGGTTTCAGGCATTACTTACCACAAAGACTACGGGCAAGTGTCTAAAAACACCGTTACGCCTGAAATGCTTACTTAGGTTTATAAATGCCGACATTTTCGTACCTATAGGTTTATTTTTTGCAGATAAAGATTAAAATAAAATAACTTGTTTTGAGCGGAGTTAAGATGATTCCAATACCTAGCACGTTAATGCTTAAAATTGGCGCGGCACTCGCAGCTTGTGCGTTGATGTATTTTCTTGGCTACAGCCATGAGCATGAGCGATTTGTTAAGTACAAAGCCGATGTTGCCGCATTGGGCAAGGCTCAAGAACAATTAAACGCTGCGTTAACAGAAAAGCATGAGTTAATTTCAACGTCAATCAAGGATAAATATGAAGCTAGTCTTAGTGCTGTTCACAATTATTACTCTGACAGGGTGCAGCCAGTTGCCAATAGCGGTTCAATGCCCACCGTTTCCAAGCCCACCGTCTGTCCTAATGTCTGCGCCCCCGACACAGTTTCTGCTAGACAATGCGCTGAAACGACCTTAATGCTGACTGAATTGCAAAAATGGGTACGGAGTATTAAATAATGTTTACATTCTCAGAGCGGTCATTGAATAATTTGAAGGGCGTACACCCCAAGTTGGTGGCTGTAGTCAAACGTGCGATTGAGTTAAGCCCAATTGACTTTACCGTCTTGGAAGGTGTGCGTTCACAGGCGCGACAAGATGAATTGTGGGCGCAGGGGAGAACGAAGCCCGGTCAAGTGGTGACTTGGGTTCAGACATCAGGCACGCACGGTATCCAAGCGGATGGTTTCGGTCACGCCGTTGATCTTGCCCCCTACCCGATTGACTGGAACGACTTCAAACGCTTTGACCAATTGGCAAATATCATGTTTGCCGCAGCTAAAGAATTAAACGTGACGCTTCGTTGGGGCGGCGACTGGGATATGGATTCTGTCATCCATGAACGTGGCGAGTCTGACAGCCCTCATTTTGAATTGTTTAATTATTGAATAAAGAGTTAAAATGTCAAATCAAGCGCTTTGTGATAAAGCACGACAATATTCCAATCAGGAAGCGCTATGACTACCTCTTTTACTCTGACCTATGACAACTTGGTAACTGCTATGACGCAGTACCTTGAGCGCAATGACGCTTCGGTTGTTGACCAAATCCCCACCTTTATCACGTTGGCTGAGTTTGAAATTGCTCAACAGATTAAGACGTTGGGTCAGATGCAGGTCGTGCAAAGCACCATGTCGGTCAACAATCCGATCATCCAAAAGCCTGCACGTTGGCGCAAAACAACAAGTATGTCGGTCACGGTCAATGGCGAAAAAAACCAAGTTTTCTTGCGCAAGTATGAGTATTTGAACTCGTATAACGGCAACGGCGCGACAGGCGTTCCTTTGTATTACGGCGATTATGACTACGACCATTGGTTGGTTGCACCCGCCCCTGATGTGGCGTACCCGTTTGAGGTGCTGTATTACGAGCGCCTGATGCCCCTATCAAGTATCAATCAGACGAACTGGCTTACCAACAACGCCCCAAACCTGATGTTGTTTGGTGCGCTATTGCAAGCCGTGATCTTCCTCAAGAACGATGATCGGGTGATATTTCAACAGAAATACGAGGCGGCATTGCAAGCCGTGAAAGGCGAAGACACAACCCGTGTTGGCGACCGTTCTGCAATCGCCGTTGACAGTTAAGGATAACCAATGCCTACTTTTACCGATCCGTTTACCAATCAGACGATCAGCCCCTCGCAGGTCGGGTATGAGCCGCTGACGATTTCTGCGAACACCACGCTGCAGTGGCCCATCAACGGCAACACGGGCGCGGTCGCCGCCAACATCATGCAGGTGGTTGCCACTACCGTTGGGCTGTCGCTTGCGATGCCGCCTGCGTTGCAGGTCAGCAACGGTCAGACCTCGCTGATTCAGAACGTGGGTGCAAACGCATTTACAGTTGTTGACTACAGCGGCAACACCATCGTATCCATCGCTTCAGGAATCGCGCAGTATGTATTTATCACAGACAACACTACTACGAACGGCACTTGGTCTAGCGTTACATTCGGTGCGGGTACTTCGTCAGCGAACGCCGCAGCCTTGGCAGGGAATGGTTTAATTGCCCAAAACACCACATTAAGCCAGTCGTACCCTGAGAGCGCGGTCAATTCAAGTGCTGTACTAACCGCAACAAACCGCGCTCAGTTCTTGGTGTGGTCGGCGGGGGTTGGAACAATCACCTTGCCATCTTCAGCGGTGGTCGGCAACGGTTGGTTTGTCAATGTGCGCAACGGTGGGTCGGGCATCCTTACGGTTACTCCAAGCGGTACGGATACGATTGACGGAAACGCCAATAACCAGCTTCAGTTGACCGAATCGATGGTCATTGTGAGTAATGGGTCAAACGGCTACTTTACGTTCGCCTACGGGCGTTCTAGCGTGTTTCAGTACACGCAGCTATCAAAGTCGGTAACTGGCGGCACAACGACCCTGAGCGCAGTTGAGTACGCCAACGTGGTGCAGCAGTACAGCGGCACACTGACCTCAAATCAGATTGTCGTTTTGCCATCAACTGTTCAAATTTATTACCTGAACAACACGACATCAGGATCATTCAGCCTGACGTTTAAGACGGCGGCGGTCGGTGGCGCTACCGTGGTATTGCCGCAGAACACGACCTTGACGGTTGTGTGCGATGGCACGAACGTATTCAACGCAGGTTCAGCGGCGGCAGCGGCAATTACTTCGGTGACGGTGAACCCCGGAAGCGCAGGCGCACCCACCATTACTTTTACTGGTGACACATCAACTGGTATTTTTAGTCCATCTTCAGGCGTGATCGGATTCTCATCGGGCGGCATCAGCTACATGACCATCAGCAGCGCGGGTCTGTTTGTGACATCGGGGATTGCAGGAGGAACATTTTGAGCAAGCAGGTAATTGCGCTCAAGATATTACCCGGCGTTCAGCGCGATGGAACGCTGTTTGACGCTACCTGCTACGTTGACAGCAAGTGGTGTCGATTCCAACGTGGTCGCCCACGCAAGATAGGTGGCTACAGAGGCATCTTTCAAAACGCCACACAGATCAGCCGTGGCATGATTATGAACGCTCAGGATGGTTTTAATTACGTCTACAGCGGCACGTTTAATCAATTGCAATACTGGATTACTGACAATGACGATGGCGTGGGTTCAGGCCCGTACACGGTTACATTCACTTCGGGGTTCACGTTCAACAGCAATAACCTTTGGCAGTTTGACATCGGGTTCAACGGAAATGGAAGTGGGGCAGATGTCATCATCGCCCATCCTGCTCAGAACCTCACCAACATTGACTCAACCGTTAACACCCCCGTTTTATATGGCAGCTTTCCGTCAGGTTCAATGTCGCCCGTTGGTCAGTTCACCGCCGCAGTCGCCCTCACTAACGGATTGACAACGGGTACGATCACAGGTGTCAACGGCTTGGTGTCTGCAGGTCAATTAGTTACAGGAACAGGCATCACTGCGGGTACAACGGTCGTTTCTGTTGCTGTGTCAACCAACACCGTGGTTACGCTCTCAAGCGCGTACACAGGCACGACAGGTACTCAAACGCTTACATTTGACAATCAGATCAATGTGAGCGGCGGTTGCGTGTTGATTTATCCATACCTGTTCGTATACGGCAACGATGGGCTAATTCAAAACTCATCGGCGGGTGACTTTCAAAACTGGGTTGCGGCTGACGCAAACGCCAACAACGTGGCTACTGGCAAGATCGTAAAAGGTCTTCCTGTTCGCGGGGGTACGACATCACCCGCAGGATTATTTTGGTCGCTTGATTCGCTTGTGCGAGTCAGTTTCGCCCCAACTACTGTTGGTGCAACAACGCTCTATTGGAAGTACGACTTAATTAGTTCCCAAACGTCAATTCTGTCATCGTCAAGCGTAATTGAGTATGACGGTATCTTTTATTGGTGCGGCGTTGATCGATTCTTGCAGTACAACGGCGTGGTCGCGGAACTCCAAAACAACAACAGCATCAACTATTTTTTTGACAATTTGAATTATGTTCAACGCCAAAAAGTGTGGGTGTCAAAAGTGCCTCGTTGGGGTGAAATTTGGTGGTTTTACCCAAGCGGCGATTCGGTTGAATGCAATGATGCCGTGATCTACAACGTGCGCGACAAAGTTTGGTATGACGCAGGGGGCGCACTAGGCGCACGGCGCTCTGCGGGTACATTCTCTGAGGTGTTCCGATTCCCCATATGGGCAGGTAATGAAGCCAATTCGTCAAACAATTACATCTTGTGGCAGCATGAAACTGGTGTGAATGAGGTGAACTTGGCGCAGCAGAATGCGATCCAAAGTTACTTTGAAACGAACTCAATCGGGTGGGTGACGGGTGGGCCGGGCGTGCAAGGGCAACTCGCAGGCAAAACCAACGCCATGCGCCTTGAGCGCGTTGAACCCGACTTCGTTCAAGAAGGTGACATGAACCTGTATGTGGTCGGCAAAAGCTACGCACGCAGCGATGACGTTATCAGCGAAGCCAAGGTGTTCAGCCCGACCACAGAAAAGATTGATATGCGCGAACAACGTAGAGAGATGCGTTTGCGGTTTGAAAGCAACGTAGTGAACGGCAATTATGTGACTGGCAACATCTTGCTATCTTGCGAGGCAGGAGATATTCGCGGCGAAGGTAATCCGTGACCACACCTGATCCTCGCGGTATGTCGTGGGATCAATGGTGTGCGCTTATGGCTGAGTTATTTGCTGCGCAAGAGCTTGGTACGCTGCCTGAAGATCGATGGCGCGAGTGGGGTGACAGCATTTCGGGAATCGGCAACTTTATGAACTCAGCAGTGCCTAGCACCCATTCGTTTGAAACGTGGCAGGAGTGGGCAGAGAATATGGTTGGGGTAATGAGCATATGACACCTGAATTTGCGATTGAGCATATTTGCGATGTGGTTGATGAACTCAAGCCGCTGACGGTTGATCATCACGCCGAAGTGAACTTTTTTAGTGACACAACGCTCGATATTGATTGGGATAGGTACGGCAGGGGGCAGAAGATGTACTGCTTCATCACTTGTCGCGTTGGGGGTAAATTAGTCGGGTGGATTGGTTTTTGGGTTCACCCACACATTCGCCACAAGAATTACCTAATGGCTTTTGAAGACTGGTACTACTTGAAGCCTGAATATCGCAGGCGCGGGTGGGGCAAGAAAATGTTTGAGAACGCTGAAGGTGCATTGAAAGCGGGTGGGGTTAAGCGCATTATGGTTAGCTGCAAGACCTACCAAGACTACACGCCCTTGCTTGAGGGTCTTGGCTACATCAATTACGAAAAGAATTTTACTAAGGCTACGCAATGAAATACACCTTAGACCTGCTACCGCTTAACGCCTTTCAAGGGCGCGGAACGCCTGTTGGCGGTCGAGGTCTTCGGTTGCACGGTGGTGGCGGCTACGTCAGCGGCGATTACGTTGACACAAGTTACGGCGCTGACGGACAGGGCGGTTGGAATGCTGCCCCTGAGCCAGTTCCTGACGGTAGTGGTGGATGGACTGCCCCCGCCGCTGCCGAACCTGCCCCCGCACCTGCTGCCGATCCTGCACCCGCGCCTGCTGCCGATCCCGCCCCTGCACCTGCTGCCGATCCTGCCCCCGCTGCCCCTGCACCTGCACCTGCACCTGCCCCTGCCCCTGCAGCCCCTGCTGCAAATCCGTGGGAACAAACGGTAAGAGATATTTACCAACAAGAGTTTGGTCGGCAACCTGATGCAAGCGGCATGGCAAGTTTTACTGCTGCGCTGAACGCAGGCTTGACTGGTGAACAGATGCGCGATGCGTTGCGCACAAGCCCTGAAGGTCAATCAATGGGGCTGTCACCCGCCCCTGCCCCTGCTGCCCCTGTGCCGCCTCTAACTGCCGCAAAACCCGCACAATGGGAGTTGCAGCCTGAGTCATATGACGAGTTTACAAACGCATACAGCGCCCCTTATTGGAGAGATGTAAATAGCGGCGATAGAAAAGAAGTAGGTCAACCTGTTCAGTACGAAGGAATCAACCTAGTTGATCCCAACGCATTCGCGCAGCATTTAGCACCGAACTTTGAAGGAACGCCAACACAATTTTATGACGAGCAAGGAAATTTAAAGGGCGTTCTAGTTGACTCAGTTCGTGCGGGTTTAGGTACGCGAGAAGGTGAGTTGATTCTTGACCCAATGTCACTTGGGTTGGCGCTTAAACAGGGCGAAACTGCATCACTTGACAGCAAAATTCAGCAGCGCAACGAGAGCGGTCAGTTGCTGTTCGTTGATCCTTTGACTGGCGGCACGACAATCTATAACACTGGTGTACCTGCAGAAACGGGCAGCACGGTTAAAGATTTGCTGTACATGAACGAAAGGAAATACGGCGGTCAGATTCCTGCGGATACAACGCAAGGTATGCTGATGCTTGCGCTTGCAATGGCATCAGGCGGCGTTGGCGGTGCGTTATTAGAAGGTTTGGGGTTCGGCGCGGGTGCAGGATTAGGCGCAGGCGCAGGTCTTACGGCAGGCGAAGCGTCAGCGTTGATGGGCATTGCGGAAGGTGCGCCATCGCTGACTACTGGTATTACTAATGCAATGGTTGCAGCGTCTGAGGGGGCGTTGCCAACCGCCACAAATTGGGGTGCAATTGCCACATCAGCCGCCAAACAGGGTGTTTTGAGTGCAGGCGTTACAGCACTCAAAGGCGGTAGTCCATCCGATATCTTAAAAGCGGGTCTGATTGGAACTGCCACTAGTGGTGCGGGTGGCGCAATCGGCAGCGCAGGATTGGGTGATCTTGGTACGGCGATTGCAAAAGGCGCTTTACAAGTTGGCACTACAGCAGCGACTGGCGGCAACGTGACCAATTCTTTGGTTTCAGCCGTGGTCGGCGCGGTGCTTCCGACTGCGATGAATCAAGTTATTCCAAAAGATTTATTTGATGGTCTGCCGACCGTTTTCAAAAGCACACTTGAAAACGCAGTTGCCAAATCAATTACTGCGGCAGCAACGGGAGGCAATTTAACTGATGCCGCTTTAAATTCAATTATGAGCAGCGCAACCAACGCTGTCACAGATTACGTTTCTGAGGCGACAGGGTTTAAAGGTCTGACGCTTTCTGAATCACTTGACAAAGTTGGTAACTATTTTAGCAATTTTTTTAAACCCGTTGGCACTGGTGAGGGTGACAGCGGTACGGGTGAAGATGACGGCGCAGGCGGTGATGAAGGTGCATTACCTGTCACAAATACAACAGGCAGCACAGGGCAAGGTGCGCTTCCAGTATCAGGCGGTACAACGGGAACGGTCGCAGGAACAACCGTACCGCCGTTAATCCAAAACACAACTGGTCAAAATAATGCACAGGCAATACTTGACGAAACAGATGTGGGTGAATTCCAACCGCTACCAACCACCACTACTGGTGCGCTGCCAGTATCAGGTGGCACTAGTGCAGGTAATTTTCTTGGGGCATACGAAGACTTAGCGCCTGCCAAAGTCTACGGTTCTGCTGTTCCACAGGTAGATGCAGGCGGTAACGTAATTAGATACGAGCAACCCGCGCAAGAGGCAAAACAAAATTACCTAGCTACGTTTGGGCAAGGTGCGGCATCTGCCTTAGATAATACGGTTGGATCAGTTATTCCCCAAGTTATCCAAATGGCTTCGTATCTTGGTTTAAGGACAGCCGATCAAATAGCGGAATTGGCAAGTTCAATAGGCGGCTACGATTACAAAGCCAATCCCGATGCGATGCGTGCAATATCTAATCAATTGGCTGAATTTTCAAGCAGTCCGTTTGGCAAAGCGTTTGATGTATTGAACACCGCAGGTTACAAGGGTGAGGCTAGTGGAAAAGTATTGCGCTTTATCGGTGAAAACATGGATAAAGGCGCTGACTATTTGTCTGAAAAAACAGGACTTCCTGCAGGAGATATTAGGTTCATCGCGGATGCGATTTTGCTCAAGCCCGATGTGGCGTATGGTTATGTTAAGGATGTAGGAACTGCGGTAAAAGATGTTGGTCAAGGCTTTGCAGATTCAGCTACTGGTATCGTTTCCGAAAATCCATCGGGCGCTTACAACGTAGGTGCAACCGTTGCTGACCTTACCAAGCCACTAGATACATCTCTTTATCGTGACGGTGAAACTGTTAAGCCCGTCAATGTGAGTGATGTTATTGATCAGACGCAAACATCGGGGGCGTTGACATCACCAAGCACTACAGGACAAATTGGATACACGCCACCTGCGGCGGTAGACGTAACCACACCAACAACAAGACCACCGTTGACGGCAGAAAGAATTGCTGCGCTTGAGAAAATGTTCCAAGACGCTGACAATATGCCAACGTACCCCGGCGGCACTACCCTTGCGCCTGAACCAAGACCCGCGACACAAACTTCCACGAACACGCAAGGTGGTGCGCTACCTACTGCCGTTGCAGATCGCCCTGTGTCAAATTACATAAACTTTAGTGCTGACATAAATCAAGGTGCTTTAACAATTCTTGATAATCAAGCAAGGGTTATTGGTGAGGTGCGTCAATACATAGATTCAAACCCTGAAATCATCCCACAATTGCAGGCTCAAACAAAAACCTTTATTGGTGGGGTTTTGGAGTCAATGCCGTTTAAAACGCCTCCATCAACCGATACTATTGATTTTTGGAGTAAAACATTTATCAATATGCCCCCGCAGGCAATCATTGATTCAATTAACAATGCGTCAAACAACCCCGTTGCACCGATTAATCAAATCGCAAAAGAAACTGGCGGCATTGTTAAAGATTTGCCTGCGGATCAACAAGGAACTGCCGCTGCAAAAATTATAGAAAACGCAAATAAGTTGGGTGCGACACCTGAAGAGGCGATTGTCAACAAGTTGATTGACAGAACTGGTGAATTGACCAAAGCGGGTGAAGATGTCGTTGCAAAGACTGAACCGCAGCCAAAGACACAGACTGATCCTGATCCGCTGATCATAAAACCCAAGCCGCCTGTCAAGGATGTTGACCCGCCGCTGTATATCAAACCGCCTACAAATGATGTCAACCCACCGCCGTTAAATGTCAATCCACCAACAAACAATGTTATCCCACCGACAAACAACGTCAACCCGCCAACCAATGATGTAAACCCACCGATAGTTGACCCGACAAAGCCCGTGACACCGCCGCTGACCCCAACGGCAAGCACCCCCGCAGCCCCTGCCGCTAGTGGTTCGGGTGGGTATTATGGCGGTTACTCGTTACTTGCGCCGACT